AGGGACACAAAGCAATGAAGGGTGGAAACCATGGGATTTGACGAGAACCTGCGGCAGCGGAGAAAGCACTTGGGGCTGACCCAGGGAGAGCTTGCCAAGAAGCTGGGCATGAGGCAGAGCACCATCGCCTGCTATGAGTTGGGGGAGCGGGAGCCGGGATTCATGACACTGGAGAAGCTGGCGAAATGCCTTGGCGTAACTCCGAATGATCTGCTGGGCTGGAAAGACGAAAGCGGACAGGGGAGCCGGCAGCCGGAGACAGAAACCGACGAAGCCGCCTTGACCGGGACCGGATTCATTCAAGTCCACCGGATCATAAGGGGAAAGAACGGGGAGGCAGACACCACCGCCGAGACGTGGATCAACACGGGCTACATCATCAGCATCGAGCCGGGCGGCCAGCATCCGGGAACGCGGATCATCCTGCAGGGCGATTACATCCGGGTGACAGAGGACGCGGCGGAGCTCCTGGCGCAGATCAGAGAGTAGAAAGGGGGATAAGCAAATGGGAGAGCTGAAGCCCTGTCCCTTCTGCGGGGACAAGGGGGAGCCGGAGATCATCGAGGTGCAGCAGCCGGGCCGGCTCGTTCCGAGCTATCTCGTCGAATGCCTGGTATGCGGTGCCATGACCTATCCGACGCTGGACCGGGAGCGGGCGGCGAAGGACTGGAACCGGAGGGCCGGGGATGTTCATTAAACTCAACCGATACCGAGAATTGACTTCGCCTAATCTCTGGAGTTTGGAGCCGATCCTGATTAATCCGGAGAAAATCGAACTGATCAAGGTGGGAGAAGAACGAGGTAGCCTGATCGTAATGTCACGGGGAAATATCCTCGTGGAGAATGATGTGACGGAGATCGAAAAGACGATGGAAGCCTTGGGTATCAGAGTAGCAATGAAGTGTACCCCATGTCAAGGACAATTTTGAAATTTAGGGGGTAAATCGTCCCCCGGATATGCTATCATGCAGAAGCTTTCCCGGTACGGAGGATAGTGCGACGCTGAGGAGCGACATGAGCGCCGTGCCGGGTTCCCGAAGGCAGTGCATGAGGCGCTGCCTTTTTTACTGCCTTCTCGGAAACACAAAGCGTTAAACCTCGGGGTCCGGGGCAGCGCCCCGGGGCATACAGGTATTGGAAACGCCGGGTTTCAGCGGGTAGACGCCGGTCTGGCGGTAGCGGTAATACTCCCTGGGGGAAAGTTTCTCCAAATCCCACTGGTAACGATCCGTGTTGTAGTAATCCATCCAGTCATCCACAACGGCGGAGACCTGCTCGAAGGTGTCGCAAGCGGCAACTAACTCAGCGATCTCGTCCTTCATGTGGCCGAAGAAGCTCTCCTGCGGCGCGTTGTCCCAGCAGTTCCCCTTTCGGGACATGGACTGGACGAAGGCCGCGTCCTGGAGCTTCTGGATGAAAGCGTTGCTGGTGTAGTGACAGCCCTGGTCGCTGTGAACGATGGTCGTGTTGTCCAACTCCGCTCCGTATTGAGCGCACATGGTGTCCACCATATCCAGAACGAAGTCCACGCGGAGATTAGCGCTGAGCTTGTAGGCCAGGGCTTCATGGGTACAGGCGTCCATGATCGGCGACAGGTAGCAGGTTCCGCCGCAGTAATGGAGATAGGTGATGTCGGTCAGGAGCGCCTTGCGAGGAGCGTATTTCTTGAACTGGCGCTGAATCTCATTGCTAGCCACATGGCTCGTCTTCATCGCCTTTGCCATTCGGCGATAGGGATTTACCTGCCGGATCGGGCAGAAAAGGCCGTATTTCTTCATCAAACGGCGGATTTTCTTGAGATTCATGACCACCGGCGGCTCCAGATGCAACAGCCGCATGTAGATGCTCCGCGCGCCTTTCTTGTACCCGCGGAACTCATAGGCCTGCTTCACCAGCGCAAAATCCGTACGGTCGGATTCTTCGCGGCATTGCCGCAGCGGTGCGGCTTCGAGCCAGGCATAATAGCCAGACCGGGAGACGCCTGCGATCCTGCAAAGGGAACTGATGTTCAGGAGGTTGTCATCCTGTCGTATCGCCTCGTGGATGAGGCCGTACTTTACTTCCGCCGGTGCCTGGATTCCCATTGTCTCTGCGCCTCCATATTGGCCGCCTGCAGTTTTTTTAAAAATTCGACCTCCTGCCTCGTGTATGCCAGTTCGTTCTCCAACTGACGGATCCGCTGCTCCACCGTCTCCTCTCCCGTCTTGGGTGGCCGACGGTAGTTTTCGCTGCGTCCGTCCGAAAAGCCGTTCTCCTGCTTTGCTTTCTTGTTCAGCGTATAAGAAAAGCCCTCTACCCGGCTTGGTCCGAGCATCTCCGGGTCTATCCCGCAGCGCCGCATGGTTTCTGAAACGGGGATTCCTCTCTGCTTCTCCTCATACGCCAGCTTCTTGAACGCCTCCGTAAACCGGACGGTGTTCGCCGTTACTGACACTATGTTGGGATTCGTGCGGAGCTTCTCAATCTCTCGTCTGGATAATGGGTTCGTATGCGTCTTCTTGCTCATCTGCATCCATGCCTTTCCGTCCCGGCCATGGATACATCTTACCACACAAATCCTTCCCGCAGAAGTGTCCACCGTTAAGGGCGTACCCCTAATCTGGCTGTCCAGAATCCAGGCCCCCCCTAATCTGTTGGTGTCCATTCTGCAGGGTACAGTTTACAAGACCAGATAAGGACTAGAGACACGAAAAAAAAACTCGTGCGACAGGGTGTTCAAAATGACCTCCAAAACGGCATTTATTAGTGAGGGGTATAAAATCAGGGGTTTTTCTACATTTGTTGTGAGGGCTGCTTTACCGACGGAAACCTGGACAAGCGGCGGCACATAAGAATGAATCCGGGAGAGGGATCGGGGTATGACCTCTCCACCGCCTGCGGGCGGTCCCCATTCCGGGCGCGAGGGGGCCCCCTCGGGGACGCGCCTGCGACAAGCTCCCCTTTCAGGGGAGGCTGAGAAGAGTGACGACGAAAGGAGGGACGGACCATGATCGTAACCAAGCACGGAATCAAGGTGGTGGCCTACGTTCACACGGCGGACGGCCTGAAGGACGTGGACGAAGAGCTGACGCCGGAACAGCGGAAGAAGCTGGCCAACCACATCAAATGCACCTGGCTGAACCACCTCTACCGGGGAAAGGCGGTCTTCTTCCCGGCGGAGGAAGGAGCAGCAGACGAAGAGCGGACCGCCGCGTCTTTCTGACGAAAGACCTCGAAACCACAGAAGAAACGGCGCCGGAAGCCGGCGCTGACAAAAGGACAAGCACTGCTGACAGGAGGAATCGATGGGACTGCATGTGACGATCGCCGACGCGGAGAGCGGGGAAACGCTGACCGTCGAGGGGCACGAGCTCGACATCAACGCGGAGGGGCTTTTCCTGGTCGTCCCCTGCGTGCGGGAGGACGGGGAAGAGGGCGTGGAGCGGTACGCGCTGGGGCGCTCGGTCTGGCAGCCGATGGACAGAAAGCTGCTGACGGTGAAATGCCTGATGGACTGCGTGCGCGAGCTCTGCCGCAGCACCGACCCCGGCGCGGTGCCCGAAGTGATTTTTCCCGCCATCATGGGGCTCATGGACATCATGGAGAACGCCTTCGGGCGGAAGCTCGCCGCCAGGATGATCCTGGAAATGGCGGAGACCATGGCAAGGCTCGCCTGCGAGGAAGGCGAAGCCTGAGGGCGGAAAAAGCGCCGCTCCCGACGCTGCAATCGTCGGGAGCGGAGACAGGGGCGGGGGCGCTTACTACTACCCCCCGAATATATCACAAATCCAAACAAAACGCAAGGAAAAGGGGAGGACGAAAGAAGATGAAAACCCGGACGAAGCGGCAGATCTGCGCGGCCCTGGGGTGGACAAGCTGGCTGGGGATGCTGGCCGTGGTCGACGGCATGGACACCGGCGCCGTGGGCCTCGGCGCGGGGGCAGCCTGGAGCTTCGGGCTGCTGTTCCTGAGCGCCTTCCTCCTCTGGAAAGCGGGCTGGATCCGTGTCTAAAGGCGGCTTTACGCCGGAGGAGCTGGCGCTGCTGAGGGCCTTCGACGCCGAGATCGACGACGAGGAAGAACAGCTGACGCGATCGGAGCGGGAAGCCGCCGCCGACCGGGACGCGGAGATCCGCTTCTCCCGGATGGACGAGAGCCGGCGGAAACGGAACATCCGGCAGCGGGCCTATGACAAGAAGCACAAGAAGCAGCGGCAGGCGAACGGGCAAGCCTATTACCGCCGGAACCGGGAAAAACTGCTGGCCTACGGAAAGGCCTACCGGGCGGAGCACCGGGAGGAACTCAAAGAAAAGAAGCACGCCTGGTATCTGGCGCACAAGCCCGAACAGCAAGCCCGGAACCGGAAATACCGGGCGGCCAATAAGGAGAAGATCGACGCCGCCCGGAAAAGGTACGACGAAGCGCACCGGGAGGAACAGAGAGAATGGCAGCGGAAATACCGGGAGGCCCACAGGGAGGAGATCAACGCCCGGGCGCGGGCCAACTACGCGAAACGGAAGGAGGCGGAAAAGCATGCCCAAGAGCAGGCACAAGCCCCACGGGAAGCGGCCGCCGCCTCCGGCGGGGAAGCTCCGGCCGGCGAAAACGGATCTCCTCGGCACGCTGCCGGAGGAGCTGCGGGAGAGCCTTGAAAAGGCCCTGCGGCCGGAAGAGCTGCTGAAGCTGGCTGCCTGGGCGCAGCGGCTCAAGCAGGAATCCGTGAAGCAATCTACCGGAACGACGGGCCGGGTCCTTTACCTGGTCTTCCTCCGGATCATGAGCGACCGCATGGGCGCGGACACGGTGAAGCTGGAGGAGGCGGTGACGCTGGTGGACGAATACCTGGAGGACATCGGCGCCGGCAGGCTGAAGCTGCAGGACCTGATGGGATCCCTTCAAAGCGATGGGCTGAACATCAGCGAAATATTGAGGACAAGGTTATGAAGGTAACGATCTGGGCAGGGTCCAAGAGCTGGACCAGCGAACTGACCCCGGAATGGCTGACGGTCCTGGTGGACCTGGCCGCGGACCTGGACGGGAGACCGTGGATCCGGGGACAGGCCTGGGAAAAGGAACAGCCGGAGCCCAAGCGGCCGAGATCGCAGACGCCCAGGGCGAAGCGAGATTACCCGGCGAAGAAGAAACGGAGGTGATCGGCGCGCCATGGCGCCCGGCTGCAACCGATGGTGCTGGGGCTGCCGCTACTACATCAGCTTTTTCGGCGGTTACTGCAATTACCGCTATGTCAACCGGCGCAGCCGGGGATGCCCGCCGGGGCGGGGCTGCGCCTGCAAGGAAAAGACCGGGCAGAAGCGGACGGCGCAGGGACAGGACGAGGTCCTTTTTATCCACTATCCGCCCACGGACAACGAGATGCAGATCGTCCGCCTCAGCGAGGAGGCCCGGCGCAGAAGCACCAGCTACGGCCGGCTGATATGGGCCCTGGACGCGGCGGAGATCGCGGAGATCGCCCAGGGCCGGGTCTGGCAGAAGCGCCGGGAGCGGCTCCTGGCGGCGCTGGGAGGCAGCCCGTGGACGCCGGAGCTGAGATCGCTGCTTCGGGAGCTGTGCGCCAGGCTGCGGCACGGAGCGGCCGCGGAGGAATGTCTGCTGACCTCCAACGCACCGGCCAAGCAGATCGCCGCAAGACATCACATCAGTATCAGCACCCTGCACGGCGAGATCCGGCAGATCTACGCCATGCTGGGAGACGAAAAGGAGGAAAGAAAACCGTGAACATGACCAACGAAGAGATCATCCGGGAATACCGGGAGGCGAAGGCCCCCATGAAGCAGATCGGCATCCTGGCGGACGAGAACCAGTGCAGCAAAAAGAACATCGTGGCCATCCTGACCGCGGCGGGGGAGACGGTGCCCCCTCAGTTCAACGCGAAGCCGCCCGAGCACGCGAAAAAAAAAGACCCGGAAGATGGGGAAGCGGAATATGGGCCCGTGCTTCCAGCGCCGGCTTCCTCTGTGCAGATGCCGGATGACCGCGTGAACCGGGCCGCCGTGGATGCGATCGCCCGGATGCTGAAGGAGAGCTACGAAGGAGACATTGGGCAGGAGGACAGCGTTTGGATGTTCCGGGAGCGGGTCCACGGCGTGCTGTCGCTGGTTCACGAGCTGACCGGCTGACTGTCATGACGGGGTGCAGCGAATGCCTTTGCCGGGCCTGCCTGCTGTGGTGGAGCGAACGGTGCCCCTTCGGGGGCTGCTGGGACGATCACCGGGCCCTCGTTTCTCCGTTCCCCGGCCCGGAGCGCCGGACCTGGACGAACTGGGACAAGCCGGGAGAACAGGCCCACTGGTGCCGCGGCGGATTCTTCTATCCGGCGGATGCGTGTCCGGAATTCAGGCCTTACGAGCCGCCCGTCGTGCAGGTCTGCCTGCTGGAAAGCGTCCTGAAATGGCCGGACGGATATATCCAGTGCGGGCTTGTCGAGACCCAGGGATGCCGGAAATGCTGGGAACGGACCTTTGGAAAGGAAGAGACGGAATGAGCGGAATCTATGTTGAGAACATGCGCATGCCAACCGGCTGCGTCTCCTGCGACTTCGCAGACTATGGGACAACAGACCCATTTTGCCGCAGGCTCATGCGTACGATCACGCGGCACAGCGAACGGATGCAGGATTGCCCGGTCCACTTCGTGCCGGATCACGGCGACCTGATCGATCGAAGTGCGATGCTTGCCGGCCTGACAGACGTCAGCATAAGAAACTGGAACGGCCACTTTTTCCTGCCGACGCCCGCGAAAGCGGTTCGGGAAGAGACGGTCAGAGCTGCCCCGGCGGTCATCCCCGGAGACAAGGAGACCGGCAATGGCTGAAAAAGAGTACATCGGGCGGGAGGCTTGCATGCAGGCCCTGTGCGATGCCTCCACCCCCATCATCCGCGAAGGTAGGCCCACGTTTGCCGTGAACTATATCAAAGCTGTCGGATCTGTCCCGGCGGCCGATGTGAGGCCCATTATGCGAGGCAAGTGGATCGTGCCGGTACCGGGAGACGGAGATCCATATTGCCAGGTCTGCAAACGGGATGCGTTGTCCGTCGGCATCGGATTCAGGAGCCGTCCTGTATTAACAGACTTCTGCCCCTTCTGTGGGGCGGATCTTCGGGAGGAAGCATTATGATCCCGGCGCAGGTTTTGAGCTTGTTCATTGCGATGGCCATTGTCTGCAACTTTTCCCTGGTCCCGCTGGGTATCCCGGAAGCGAGGGAAACCCCTCATCCGACGCTGTACGCCATTCCTGGCGAGAGGGCCCATTCCGCGCGAGGGGACCCGCCGCGAAGCGGTGGGCGCGTGCTTCCCCCACGCTGGGACGCGCCTGCCACAGCCTCCCTCACCGACGGGGAGGCCGGGGAGGAGCGGAAACACACGGGGGTGGCCGAGACGGACACGGAGCGGCTGGCCTGCGCGATTTACAGCGAGGCAGGCGGCGACGAATGCAGCGACGAATGCCGCATCAACGTGGGCGACGTGATCCTCAACCGGGTGGAGGACATCCGATTTCCCGACAGCATCGAAGAAGTGCTGACGGCGCCAAGGCAATACGGCAGATTCTCCGTGACTGGGGTGATCTGGCCGGAGAGGGCCAAGGACCCGGGAGAGGCCCACGCGGTGGAGCGGGCTTACAGGATCGCGGAGCAGCTGCTGGCCGGCGAACACGGCGAGCTTTACCAAAACGGCTATGTTTGGCAGGCCGAGTTTGAACAGGGAAGCGACGGCTTTTGGCTGGACGGGCTCTTTTTCGGGAGGTAGATCATGAACGATCTTTCAAAGAAGCATCTGTCTGAAACCGGAAGGGCCGTACATATCGCCGCCGTGGTCATGCAGGCGGCGGGCCTGTGCCGCTACGAAAACCCCGGAAGAAAGTGCCGAAGGGTGACCTGCCCCACGGACAACGATTGTGTGAGGTGCATCGAAAAGTGGCTCCTGGCGAAAGCCCGCCGGGAGCTCAAGGAAAAAACGCAGAATTAAAGATTCCTTTTCCACACTTTCAACACCCTGTTGCTGTATGCCCTCTGTTCGACATCCTGATTATAAACTTCGCGGAAAACATCAAGTCCAACATCCGGCAACGCAGCTCCATGCTGCAAGAGCCGATGCAGAATAAACCTGAGCAAGGCACTGCATTATCACAGCAATCTGGACCGAAAACCGCCCTGGTAATCCGGCATAACTGACCCAAATCTATCACAATGAAACGGAGGGAAGAAACCGTGACAAGTGAAGTGCTGATCAAAGCGCTGAAGTGCTGCAATAGCCTCTTAGACAATCCGGACAACTGCAAATCCTGTCCGCTGTATCCGATTAAAGATTGCTTCCAGTACATGCGGAAAGCTGCAATCGAGCTGCTGGAGGACAAGCCCACGGAGGCCAAGGCCGACGGCGGGAAACTCCGCCTCAGCCTGGTGCCGCCGGAGATCATCACCGCCGTTGCGGAAGTGCGGGAATACGGCAACCGGAAGTATCACGACCCGGACAACTGGAAGACCGTGGAGGCGCAGCGGTATTGGGAAGCCCTGCTGCGGCACGCCCTGGCCGCCTGGGAGGACTGGCAGAAGCGCGACCCGGAAAGCGGGCTGCCCCACCTGTGGCACATCGCCTGCAACGCCGCGTTTCTCTGCGCCATGCGGGAGCGGGGGAACGATGGCTGAAACCATTTACCTTAACGACGGCGGCATGGAGGTCCTGGTATCCGGCACAAGCATGCGGGAGGTCCTTCGGCGGCTGATCAGCGAGCGCATCGGCAGTGACGCCGCCAGAGCCTTTGCAGAACTGATCTCCGAGCTGGAGGACAGCGCCAGGTTGAATGAGGAGCGGGCGGACGATGCGGAGAACAGCGCCGACGGCTACCTTCGACTGTGCCGGGATGCCATGGATCAGTTTGAATTCATCAAGTCGATACTGGACAAGAAAACCGCCCTGAATCGCCAGGAACTGAAAGCCGCTGTCCTGGCAGGCTATAACGACCTGCACAAGAATCTGTAAATCAATCGAAAGGATGGAATAGAAAGATGTTTGAAATCAAAGTGACCGTTGCCTTTCCCGACCTGCTGAAGATCTCCGAGCTGCTGGCGGAGACGGTCAGGCAGGCGGCCGAGGCGGAAATCAACAAACTCAGACAGAATTACCCCCGGAACCTCTGTGACCGCCCCGCGCTCGCGGCATGTGAACAGAACCCGGCAGCGCCGGCGCTGGCAACGGGGGAAACGGCGGGACGGATTGCCACTCCTCCTGCGGAGGCTCGCAATAACGGGATCGCACCGGGGTCGAAGACCCGGGCACCCGGCGGCAGCCCCGAACCCGAAGGATTCCCGCCCCACAATGCCCCTGCCAGCCCCGTGCTGCCCCGGGTCCCATCGCAGCCGCAGCCGCAGCAGACGACCGTGCCCGTGACGGCGCCCACGACGGCGCCCGCGCTGGCACCCACCGTCCCGACGGTCCCCGTGGCGCCTGCCGTGCCTGCCGCGGCTCCGACGATCCCCGCGCCGGCGCCTGCCGCGGCTCCGACGATCCCCGCGCCGGCGCCTGCCGTCGCCCCCACGGCCGCACCCAGCTTCAGCCTGGCGCAGATCGCCAAGGCGGGGGCCGACCTGCTGACCGCCAACCCCAGCCTGCAGCCGACGCTGGTGGATCTGATCCGGCGCTATGGCTGCCAGACGGTGCAGGAGCTGACGCCGGACAAGCTGCCCGCCTTTGCCGCCGAGCTTCGGCAGATGGGAGCGCGGATCTGATGCCGGATACGCATGCGCTCCTGAGCGCCAGCAGCGCGGCGCGCTGGCTGAACTGCCCGCCCAGCGCGGTCCTGGCGGAACAGTTCCCGGACACCGGAAGCAAATACGCAGCCGCGGGGACGCTGGCCCACGCCATCGCCGAGCTGAAGGCCAGGAAGTATTTCCTTGAGCCCATGGGTACCCGTACTTATAACACCCGCATGAAGAAGCTGAAAGCCGATCCGACTTTCGAGCCCGGCATGGAGGCGGCCACGGAGATCTACCTGGACCAGCTGAAAAGCATCGCCATGAGCTTCAGCACGCCGCCCTTTGTGGCGCTGGAGGTGCGGGTGGACTACGGGCACATCGCTCCGGAGGGGTTCGGTACCGCCGACTGCATCATGATCGGCGGGGATCAGCTCCATGTGGTGGACTACAAAAACGGCAGCGGCGTACTGGTGGAGGCGGCGGAGAATCCGCAGATGATGCTTTACGCTCTGGGGGCTCTGAACGTCTACCGGCCCATCTTCGGCGACAGCATCCGGGAGGTCCACCTGCACATCGTGCAGCCCAACGCCGGCGGTGTGCGCAGCTGGAGCCTCACGACGGAGGAACTGACAGCCTGGGGAGAGAAGGCGAAGGGCCCGGCGGCGCTGGCCTTTGAGGGAAAGGGTGAATTCAACCCCGGGCCCTGGTGCGAGGATCACTTCTGCCCGGCGAGGGCACAGTGCTCCGCCAGGGCGCGGAAGCTGCTCGGCCTGGAGAGCGACCCAAAAGCTTACAAGGAGCCGGAGCTGCTGAGCGACGCGGAGATCGGGGACATCCTGGAACGCGCCACCGGGCTGCAGAAATGGATCAGCGACCTGCAGGATTACGCCCTGCGCGCCGCCCTCGCCGGGCGGACCATCCCCGGATACAAGGCGGTGGAGGGGCGGAGCAGCCGGGAATGGACCTCCCAGGAGGAAGCCTTTGCCGCGCTGCAGGCCAAGGGCGTGCCGGAGGCGCTGCTGTGGGAGCGAAAACCCGTGACCGTGGCGGGCCTGGAAGCAGCCCTGGGAAAAAAGAGCTTCGCGGAGGCAGCCGAGGGCCTGGTCACAAAGAAACCCGGAAAGCCGACCCTGGTGCCCGAGAGCGACAAGCGCCCGGCCTACAACGCCGCGGCGGCTGCCTTTGGCGTGGTGCAGGATGCCGGGAGCTGATATGAACACAGAGGTCATCATCGTCACGAACGGCAAGTATTTCCGGGCGGAGATCTGGCTGCCCCAGCTCTACGATTTCACGGCCCCCGCCTGGGCGGGGATCTGCCGGCTGCTGGCGAGGCACTGGCAGAACGACGAGACCACCGGCATCCTGCGGAAATGGTTTCCGGAGGCCATCGCGGAAGCGGAGCGGGAGGCGGCAAGGGCAGAGAAGGAATTTCGGCAGATTTATAAGCCGCTGAGAAATCTGCCGAAGGAAGAATGGGAAAGACAGAAGCTGGCCAACCTGACCTGTCAGGAAGAAATGCAGCGGCAGCAGAGAAAACTGAGCAGCCTTCAAAAGTACTACGAGAAATTTGAAAAATCGACAAAGGAGATCATCTGACCATGGCTATTACCATCAACGACGTGCGCTTCAGCTACTGCAACCTCTATACGCCGAAGCCGCCCATGAACAACCCCCAGGCGGAGCCGAAATACTCCGTCACCATCCTGATCCCCAAGACGAACACCCAAGCCAGGGCGCTGGTGGATCAGGCGATCCAGGAAGCGGTGCAGGCCGGCGTGAGCGCCAAATGGAACGGCGTCATGCCTCCGCAGCCGGCGATCCCCGTCCACGACGGCGACGGTCCGCGGCCCAGCGACGGCAGCCCCTTCAGGGAAGAATGCCGCGGCATGTGGGTGCTGACCGCTTCCAGCAAAAACGCCCCCTTCGTTGTGGATCTCAGGGTGCAGCCCATCATCGATCCCGCCCAGGTCTACAGCGGCATGTGGGGGAATGTGAGCGTGGACTTCTTCGCCTACAACAGCGCGGGCAAGAAGGGGATCGGCTGCGGCCTCAACGGCATCCAGAAGGTGAGAGACGGCGAGCCGCTGGGCAACCGTGTGACCGCCCAGGAGGCCTTCAAGCCGATGGACGCGCCGGCGGCGGCAAACGCGCCCGGCTGGCCCCAGAATCCCGGCTACGCCGTGCCGCAGGGCGGCGGCTATGCCTACCCTCAGCAGCCGGCGGCGGGCTACGGCGCGCCGCAGCACCCCGCTGACGCCGCGGCCGCGAACATCTTCGGCGTCTGATGGACAGGCTGTTCATCGACCTGGAGACCTATTCGGACATAGACCTGAAAAAGGCCGGGCTATACCGCTATGTATCCAGCCCGGCCTTCCAGGTCCTCCTCTTCGCCTACAGCCTCAATGATGCGCCGGTCCGTGTCGTGGATCTGACGGAGGAGAGGTTTCTTCCCCGGGAGGTGCTGGCCCGGCTGTTCGACGCCGGCACGAAAAAGCACGCCTACAACGCGGCCTTTGAGATCTCCTGTCTCGCCAGGTACTTCGGCATCCGGGCGGAGGAATGGGCAAGCCAATGGGAGGACACGCAGCTGAAAGCCATGCACTGCGGCTATCCTTCCAGCCTGGAGGGGGCGGGAAAAGCCCTGGGACTGAGCGCGGACCGGCAGAAGATGGGCGTGGGAAAGGCCCTGATCCATTATTTCTGCGGTCCCTGCTCGCCCACAAAAAAGAACGGCGGGCGGACCAGGAACCTGCCGCAGCATGACCCGGACAAATGGGCCCTGTTCAAGGAATACAACGCCAGGGACGTGGAAACGGAGATGGAGATCGACCGGCGGCTCCGCCGCTTCCCCGTGCCGGAGGCCGTGGAAAAGCAATGGCAGACGGACCTTCGCATCAACCTCCGGGGCGTCATGGCGGACCTGGAGCTGGTGGCCGGCGCGCGGGAGATCGACAGCGAAGTGCGCTCGGAGCTGCTGGAAGAAGCAAAGCGCATCACCGGCCTCGGCAACCCCAACAGCGTGAGCCAGCTGATGCGCTGGCTGGAGGAAGAGACGGGAGACGGGCCCGCGGACCTGACCAAGGGCACTGTCAAGGAACTGCTGGCCGCGCAGCTGCCCAGCGACGCGGCCAGGCGGATGCTGGAGATCCGGCAGGAGCTGGGAAAGACCAGCGTGAAGAAATACGACGCCCTGGCCTACGCCGTGTGCCCGGACGGACGGGTGCGGGGCATCTTGCAATTCTACGGGGCCAACAGGACCGGCCGCTGGGCCGGCCGGATCGTGCAGCCGCAAAATCTGCCGCGGACCTATATCCGCGGTGACCTGCTGCCCCTGGCGCGGGAGATGGTGAAAGGCAGGAACCGGGCCGGCCTGCGCTGGACCTTCGGCAGCGTGCCGGACACCCTGAGCCAGCTGATCCGCACGGCCCTGGTGGCCTCCCCCGGCAACCGGCTGGTGGACGCGGACTTTTCCGCCATCGAGGCCAGGGTGCTGGCCTGGCTGGCCGGGGAGGCGTGGCGGCTGGAGGTGTTCCGCACCCACGGGAAGATCTACGAGGCCTCCGCCAGCCAGATGTTCAACGTGCCGCTGGAACGGATCAAAAAGGGGAATCCGGAATATGAGCTCCGGCAGCGGGGGAAGGTGGCCGAGCTTGCCCTGGGCTACGGCGGGGGCGTGGCGGCCATGCGGAACATGGATACCGGCAGGATCCTGGCCGGCGTGCCGGATGAAGAAGTGAAAGAAATCGTTTACCAATGGCGGGAGAAAAGCCCGGCCATCCCGGAGCTGTGGCGGGAGGCGGAGAGCTGCGCCGCGGCCGCCGTGCGCAGCGGGACAAGATCGGACATCCCCCGGGCGGGGCTGAGCTTCGCGCTGGAAGAGGACCCGGAAAACAACCTGAGCTTCCTGACGATCCGGCTGCCCAGTGGGCGGAAGCTCTACTACGCGCAGCCGCACATGGGCGTCAACCGCTTTGGGCGGGCGGCCGTCTGCTATATGGGCGTGAACCAGACGAGCGGCAAATGGGAATCCACGGAGACCTACGGCGGGAAGCTCGTCGAAAACATCACCCAGGCTGTCGCCAGGGACTGCCTGGCGGAGGCCGTGGAGCGCCTGGAGGCCGCCGGTTATCCGGTGGTGCTGCATGTCCACGACGAAGTAGTGATCGACGCACCGCCGGGAAGTGACCGGCTGGAAGACGTGCTGGCGATCATGCGCCAGGTCCCCGCCTGGGCGGCTGGACTGCCCCTGAATGCCGACGGCTGGACAGATGCCTTTTACAAAAAGGACTGAAGACGATGATCAACGACAGACAGATCAGCATCACCGCGGGCGCCAGCCGGCGGGCGAAGACCTGGCAGCGGCAGACGCTGCTCCTATCCGAATTGTATGACCGGCTGCGGGTGCCCGCCAGGGGCTCCGAGAGCCAGGCCCAGTATCTGAACCTCCCCAAGGGACAGCAGGACGATCTGAAGGACGTGGGCGGATTTGTGGGAGGGACCCTGGCGGGCACCCGGCGCAAGGCCGGCGCGGTGACGGGCAGGGACATCATCACCCTGGACCTGGACAGCATCCCCGCCGACGGCACGCAGAATGTGCTGCAGCGCATTGAGGGCCTGGGCTGCGGCTACTGCGTCTACTCCACCCGCAAGCATCAGCCCTCTGCGCCGAGACTGCGCATCCTGCTGCCGCTGGCCAGGACCTGCAGCGCGGACGAATATGAACCGTGCGCCCGGCGGATGGCGGAGATGCTGGGCATGGGCATGGCCGATCCCAGCACCTTTGAAGCACACCGGCTGATGTACTGGCCCTCCTGCAGCGCGGACGCAGAGTATATCTACTACACCGCGGACAAGCCCCTGCTGAGTGTGGACGGCCTCCTGGCGACCTATGCCAACTGGCAGGATACCGCCTCCTGGCCGGCCTCTCCGGGCGCTGTGAAGCCCGCCAGGCTGGCGGCCAGGCAGGGAGACCCGCTGGCCAAGGGCGGCGTTGTGGGGGCCTTCTGCCGCGTCTACGACATCGAGGCAGCCATGGAGAAGTTCATCCCCGGCGTCTATGAGCCCGTGTGGGGGATGGATGGGCGCTACACCTTCACCGGGGGCAGCACCACCGGCGGCGCGGTCCTCTATGACCAGGGGCGCTTCCTCTTCTCGCACCACGCCACAGACCCCTGCGGCGGGCGCCTGGTGAACGCCTTCGACCTGGTGCGCATCCACCTCTTTGGCGCACGGGACGACGAGGCGGAGCCGGGAACGCCCACCGTGCGCCTCCCCTCCTTCACGGCCATGGCGGAGCTGGCCAGGACGGACCCGGCGGTGGCCTCGGCGCTGCTGGACGAACGCTGGGAGAAGGCCCAGAAAGCGTTTACAGCGCTTCCGGAAGCCGAGGCAGCCCAGCCCCAGGACGACGGAAGCTGGCGAAGCCTCCTCACCGTGAACGGCCAGGGAGCGCCGGAAAAGACCATGCGCAATTATCGGACGGTCCTGGAGCATGACCCGCGCCTGGCCGGGAAGATCCGTCAGAATCTTTTCAGCGGGCGCGTGGAAGTGGACGGGGAGCTTCCCTGGGCACGGCCAAGCGGCGCGGTGAGCTTCACCGACGAGGACGCGGCGCAGCTGCGGCTCTACCTGGAGCCCTTCTTCGGGAAGGTCTCGAAGAACGACCTGTTCGATATCGTGTCGGCGGTGGCGGCGGACAACGCCTTTCACCCGGTCAGGGACTACCTGAACGCGCTGACCTGGGACGGCAAACCCCGGCTGGACCGCCTGCTGATCGACTACCTGGGCGCGGCGGACACGGCCTATACGCGGGCCGTGACGCGCAAGGCGCTGGTCGCCGCCGTGGCCAGGGTAATGACCCCCGGCTGCAAGTATGACACCATGCTCGTGACCGTGGGCGCCCAGGGGCGGCATAAGAGCACGATCCTCGCCAAGCTGGGCGGGGCGTGGTTCTCGGACAGCCTGGTCAGCTTCGGGGACAAGGAGAGCATGGAGACCATCCAGGGCAAATGGCTCAATGAGATCGCGGAGATGCAGGCCATGCAGCGCTCGGACGTGAACGCCGTCAAGATGTTCCTCAGCAAGACCAGCGACTACTACCGGGCGGCCTACGGACGGTACGCCCAGGAGCGGCCCCGGCAGTGCGTCTTCTTCGGCACCACCAACAGCCGGGAATGCCTGACGGACGCGACGGGCAACCGGCGGTTCTGGCCCGTGGATATCGACGTGATCGAGCGCCGGAAGAACGTGTTCGAGCATCTGGACGGCGAGCGGGACCAGATCTGGGCGGAGGCGGTCGCATATTGGCGGCTGGGGGAGACGCTGCATCTTCCGCCGGAGCTGGACGCGGAAGCCATGCTCGCGCAGGAGGCGCACAGGGTCTATAACCCCAAGGAAGGTCTGATCGCGGGATTCCTGGAGGAGGACATCCCGGAGGATTGGTCCAAATGGGACGGACGGCAGCGGGAAGCCTGGCGCAGCGGCGGCGTGAAATACGAAGGGAAGACGGTGAAGCGGAGCCGCGTCTGCGTGCTGGAAATCTGGTGCGAAGCGCTGGGTAAGCTGCGGGGAGACCTGAAGGCCGGGGACAGCCGGGAGATCAATCAAATCCTGGAACGGATACCGGGATGGGAGGCCGCCGGGTCCATCTATGCGGGAAAGCCCTATAACAACCAAAGGTGCTTCAAACGTATCACAGACGGATATCACGCAAAAAAGGCTTGTGAAAAATGAATCTCACAAAGAAAAATCTGTGAGATTTCTTGTGAGATGGCGTAGACCCTTGAAAATAAAGGCTTGTAGAGCAATTTACATACAATCTCACAGAGATATAGAAAGTATTACGGATTATAGATTAAAGAGAAAAAATACGCTATACACGCTTAAATACACGTATATAAGGAAAAAGCGTTAGTTTGTGAGGAGAAGGAAAAATATGGCAGAGCAGGAAATTGACGACTGGCTCAGAGAGATTTTGCACTTTGGCTCTGTGAACTGCAAGCTGGCCTCAAAGGAAGCAAAAAGGCGGGGCATCACCAAAAAGGAGCTCAAGGCGGCCCGTCACAGACTTGGGGTTGAGCTGATAACCAGGCGCGATCCCGAATACGGGACGGCAACGTATACCTGGGTCCTCCCGGAGGAGGCAACATGAGAGAGAAGGAATCCTCCGTTGAGCGGCGGCTGGCTGAGGGCGTCCGGGGCCGGGACGGGCTGTGCTGGAAATTCGTCTCACCGGGGAATACGGGGGTGCCGGACCGGATCGTGATCACGCGGACGGGGCGGGTGTTCTTCATCGAGCTGAAGGCGGAGGACGGGCGGCTGTCGGCGCGGCAGCAGAGGTGCATCAGCGCCCTCCGGGAGCGAGGCGCTTCGGCGCTGGTGCTGCGGGGCGCGGAGGAAGTGGACCGATTTCTTGAAAAATGCCTGGAAGGAGACGGCAGGTCATGAAGTTCATTCCCCATGAATACCAGCGGTACGCCATCGACCGCATCGTCCGGGAGCCCTGCGTGGGGCTGTTCATGGACATGGGTTTGGGCAAGACCGTGGTGACGCTGACGGCGATCCGGGAGCTGCGCTTCCATCGGTGGGCGGTGCGGCGCTGCCTGGTGATCGCGCCGAAGAAGGTGGCGGAGGCCACCTGGACGACGGAGGCGGGGAAATGGGACCACCTGCGGGATCTGCGGATCATCCCGGTGCTGGGGAGCATGCGGCAGCGGATGCGGGCGCTGCATACGGCAGGGGACATCTGGATCATCAACCGGGAAAACGTGCCCTGGCTGGTGGACACCTACCGGAACGACTGGCCCTTCGACATGGTGGTGCTGGATGAAAGCAGCAGCTTCAAGAATTCCCAGAGCAAGCGGTTCAAGGCCCTGCGGCTGGTGCGGCCGCGGATCAGCCGCCTGGTGGAGCTGACAGGCACGCCGGCCCCCAACGGCCTGGAGGACCTTTGGGCGCAGATCTGGCTGCTGGACGGCGGGCAGCGGTTGGGAAAGACGATCAGCAGCTATCGGGACGCCTTCTTCACCCAGGACCGGGCTTGGCCGGGGCAGAACTACCGGACCTACAGCCCGAAGGCCGGAGCGGAGGAGCGGATCCGGGCGGCGATCAGCGACATCTGCGTGAGCATGTCGGCGGCGGACTACCTTCAGCTGCCGGAGTACATCGAGGACATCGTGCCGGTACAGCTGGATCCCCAGGCGCGGAAAGCTTATGACCGGCTGGAACGGGAGATGCTGCTGCAGGTGGACGAGCAGACGATCACCGCCGGGAGCGCCGCCGTGCTGAACGGGAAGCTGCTGCAGCTGTGCAGCGGCGCGGTCTACGACGAAGAGGGAAACGCCGTCCGCGTCCATGACTGCAAGGTGGAGGCCTTCATGGAGACCCTGGAGCAGCTGCACGGGGAGCATGTCCTGGTGTTCTACTGGTACAGGCACGAGCGGGACCGGCTGCTGGAAGCCCTGGCGGGCAAGGGGAAGGAGGTCCGGGTATACACGGGCCCGGAGGATGAGGCGGATTGGAACGCGGGAAAGGTGGACGTGCTTCTGGCACACCCGGCATCCTGCGCCTTCGGACTGAATCTCCAGGCCGGCGGGCATCACGGCATCTGGTTCGGCTATCCGAATTTCGCCCTGGAGCTCTTCCAGCAGGCGGTGGCCAGGCTTTACCGGCAGGGGCAGAGGTATCCCGTGATCTTCCATCTGCTGGTGGTGCAGGACGGCATGGACGAAGCGGAGGTGGCAGCACTGCACGACAAGGGCGAGGCCCAGGAAAGCCTGATGCTGGCGCTGCGGGCCCGGATCCGGAAAGCGAAGGAGGGGTAGGATGGGACGCCGGAAGTCTAGCGGCTGGCGGGCGGCTGCGAGGTCCGCGGCCTGCGACTATCCGCGGCTGCGGCGGGAACTGGAGGCCAGGCAGTCACGTGGCGCGGCTTCGGACACGCTGCGGCTGCTGGACGCGCCGCAGCAAAAGCGCCTGGACGCGGTGGAGCAGGCCATCACGATCAGCGCCCAGCTCACGAGCGGGCCGAGCCGGGTGAAGCTGATCGAGCTGCTTTACTTCTCGCGGCGGTACACCATCGCCGGCGCGGCCATGCAGATCCCCGTCAGCGTGCAGACGGCGAAGGTCTGGAACAGCGATTTTTTGTTGCTGGTGTGGAGCCGGCTCCGGGGGAAATGAGGGTGCAAAAGTATAGTCTTTTGCACCGCCGGCGTCAGGTATGATGGTGGAGGCCAGGTGTGCCGAAGCCAAACGAGGAAAGGAGGCGGCGCGGATGCTGGACAATCCGAAGTGGGAAAAGTTCTGTCAGCTGTATGCGATGGACGGCAACGCGACCGCCGCCTATAAGGGCGCGGGCTACAAGGTGAAGACCGATGCGGCCGCCGCGTCCTGCGCTCATAAGCTGCTGAGAATTGCTCAGATTCAGGATCGGCTGACTGAGCTGGTTTACAACGCCCGGATGGTGGAGGAACAGTCTGCCATCGCGGACATCCGGGAGATCAGGGAACGGGTCACGACGATCCTGCGGGGCGTCAGCCCGCTGGAGACGAAGGCCAGCGACGTGATCAAGGCCGGGGAGTTTTTGGCGAAGCTGGGCGGTCAGGTGGAGCCGCCCACGTTGCGCGTGGAGCTGACCCTGGCGCAAAAGCGTGAGCGGCTGAAGGAAATGAAGCGGGAAATGCTGAATGACTTCGACGATTGATGACGATCTTGCGCTCGTCGAGTGGTGGGCGGATATATGCAAAACCACCAACCGGGCCTTCCGGGAGCTGCTGTTCGACGAACACAAGTATCTCGTGCTGTGCGGAGGCGGCGGGTCCGGGAAATCGATCTTCGCCGGGCGGAAGGTGCTGGAGCGGGTGCTGTGCGAAGAGGGGCACCGCTGGCTCGTGTGCCGCAAGGTGGCGCGGACTTTGAGAGACTCCTGCTTTGCCCAGCTCCGCGGGCAGCTGGCCAAGCACTACCCCGCCAGCGGGGCGAAGATCAACATCTCCGACATGCGCATCCGCTTCCCCAACGGCTCGGAGATCCTTTTCGCCGGGCTGGACGACGTGGAGAAGCTGAAGTCGATCTACGATATCACGGGCATTTGGATCGAGGAGGCCAGCGAGATCTCGGAGGCGGACTTCAATCAGCTGACGATCCGGCTCCGGGGCGAGACCCGGTATTACAAGCAGATCATCCTCAGCTTCAACCCGGTTTCGATCACCCATTGGCTGAAACGGCGCTTCTTCGACAAGCCGGACCCGGACGCCAGGACGCACCGCAGCACCTACCGGGATAACCGCTTCCTCCCGGAGGAGGACCGGGCGGTGCTGGAGGCCTTCAAGGGCAAGGACCCGTATTATTACCAGGTCTATTGCCTGGGCGAGTGGGGCGTCACCGGGAAGACGGTCTTCGACGGGCAGGCGGTTTCCGAGCGTTTGAGCCGGATCACGCCGCCGGTGAAGCGGGGATTCTGGGCGTACAAAGAGGACGGCGGCCTGACGGACATCCGCTGGACGGACGCCGGGGACGGGCCGGCGCAGATCTTCCGGGAGCCGGAAGAGGGTCGGCCTTACGTGATCGGGGGCGACACATCCGGCGAGGGCAGCGACTTCTTCGTGGCCCAGGTGCTGGACAACATCACCGGGGAACAGGTGGCGGTGCTGCGGCACCAGTATGACGAGGACACGTATGCAAAGCAGGTTTATTGCTTGGGCAAATACTACAACGACGCTTTGGTGGGCATCGAGTCAAATTTCTCGACCTTCCCCATCAAGAAGCTGGAGGCCCTTGGTTATCGGAATCAATACGTCCGGGAGCTACCGGACACCTTCACCGGGGCCATCCGCAAGGCCTTCGGTTTCCGCACGACTTCGGCCACCAGGCCCCTGATCATCGGGGAGCTGGTGGAGGCCATGCGGGAAGGCGCCTACCTGGTGAACGACCGGGCCACCCTGGAAGAGATGCTCACCTTCGTCCGCAATGAGAAGCTGCGGGCAGGGGCGGAGCCCGGGGCCCACGACGATTGTGTGATGGCGCTGGCCATCGCCTGGCACATCCGGCCCCAGCAGCGCATGACGGTGCTGACCAAAGCGCCGGCGGGGAAGGCCGAATGGACCGAGGACATGTGGGAGGACTATTACGGGGCGGACGCGGAAACGCGGAAGTACCTGATCAGCAAGTGGGGGGAGCCGAAGAGATGAGCATAGGGCGAATGGAGGAATGGCAGAGCAGACTGGGACTGGACGACTGGCGAATCAGCCTGCATGACTGCGTTCCCGCGGCGGAGATGGGGGAAGAAAACTCTGCCGGTTTCGTGGAGTTTCAGGAGGTCAACAAGACCGCCAGGATCCAGATCCAGGACCCGGATGATTACGGGGAGCGGGTGATCCCCTTTGACTATGAGAGAATCCTGGTGCATGAGCTGCTGCACCTGAAGCTCTGCCTGATCGCAGAGACCTTTGGGGAGGATACCATGCGGGAACGGGTAGCGCATCAGCTGATCGACGATCTGGCGCGTGCTCTGGTGGACGCCAAGCGAAGCGGGGTGGAATATGAATAATCAGTCCAGGCTGGATTACTGGCGATCGTGGATCGACCGCAATGAGACCGCCCTGGGGGCTGCTGCGGCGAAGATGGACGAGCGGGAAGCCCTTTACCGGGGGGAGCAGCGCAGCATCGAGCCCCTGACGCCCAGGGACACCAAGCGGAACGGCCAGTGGCGGAAGGTCACCCATCTGCAAAACATCATCGCGGAGAACATCGAGAGCGAGGTCAGCTCCACCATCCCGCAGCCGAAGGTCACCGCCCGGCGGAAGAGCGACGAATGGCGGGCAAAGATCCTGGAGGACATGCTCCGCAACGAGCTGGACCGGCTGCCCATGGAGACGCTGAACGATCAGATGGAGCGCACCGTGCCCATCCAGGGCGGGGCGTATTGGCTCGTGGAGTGGGACAACTCCAAACGGACGCACTCCACCGTGGGCGACGTGACGGTCAGCTACCTCCATCCCAAGCAGGTGATCCCCCAGGACGGGATCTTCGGCAGCGTGGAGGATATGGACGCCATCGGCCTGAAGCTGCCCCAGACCCGGGCCTATATCCGGCGGGCGTACGGCAAGGATATCGACGAGGGCGAAGCGGAACCGGAGATCCGCGGCCTGAACGGAGATACGGACAGCGCCGAGGAGCTGGTCACGCAGTATGTGATATACTTCCGCAACGAGCACGGCGGCATCGGCAAGTTCTCCTGGGCGGGGAACGTCGTCCTGGAGGACATGGAGGATTTCGAGGCCCGGCGGGTGCGGCGCTGCGAAGCCTGCGGGGAGATCATCGCGGATCCGGAAGCCGGAAGCTGCCCCGTCTGCGGGGCGGATAACTTCCGGGAAGGGGAGGCGGATGTCGAAGACGTTTACACCGGCATCACCACCAGGAACGGCACGGAGATCCCCGGCGCGGCGGCGCTGCTGGACGACATGGGGCTGCCGCTGATGAAGCCCACGCGGCTGCCGTATTACAAGCCCGACGTGTTCCCGATCTTCCTGCAGAAGAACGTCAGCCTCTTCGGGCGGCTGCTGGGAGACAGCGACGTGGACAAGATCGCGGATCAGCAGAACACCCTCAACCGCCTGAACACGAAGATCATCGACCGCTTCATCAAGGCGGGCACGCGGATCACCCTGCCGGACCGAGCGGACTTCCGGGTGGACCCGGAGGACGGGGAGAAATGGTATGTCGGCAGCGCCGCGGACGCTTCCATGATCGGCGTGTACCAGTTTTCCGGGGACCTGGGCCAGGAAATGCAGTACAAGGAACGGATCTACGAGGAAGCGCGGCAGCATTTGGGCATCACCGACAGCTTCCAGGGGCGGCGCGATCCTACGGCGCAGAGCGGCGTGGCCCGGCAGTTTGCCGCGGCCCAGAGCGCCGGCCGGCTGGAATCGAAGCGGGTCATGAAGGAAGCGGCCTATGCGGAGATATTCAAACGGATCGTGATGCTCAAGGTAGCCTATGCCGATGAGCCGCGCCCCGTGGTGGCTACGGACAACCGGGGAAGCACCCGTTATGAGGAGTTCAACCGATACGACTTCTACGAGCAGGACCCCAAGACCGGGGAGTGGCACTGCATCCTGGACGACGACCGCTTCCTGTTCAGCTGCGACACCTCTTCGCCTCTGGCCAACAACCGGGAACAGATGTGGCAGGACACGACGCAGATGCTCTCCATGGGCGCCTTCGGTCCGGTCAACTCCCTCGACACCCTGATCCTGTACTGGACCAAGATGGAGCTGCTGCACTATCCCGGCGCGGGGGACACCAAAGAATACCTGGAGAAGATGAAAGTCCTTCAGGAGCAGGCTGCACAGCAGCCGGCGGCTGCGTCTGCCGGGCCTCCCCAGGCGGCGGGACCGGCGGGTATGCCCGCGACAGCGCCGGAACAGCCTGGAATGAACGCGGAGGCAATGCTGCAGGCTGTGGAAGAACAGGCGAAGGCTGCGGCCATGCGGGATGTGATGGCCCGGGCGAATGGGCAGAACATGGGGTGAAGGGCGTATGAGCAAATCGGCAGAATTTGAATCGTGGGCGGCTGTTTGCGAGAGAGCCGGGGAAGAAATCCACCGCCTGGACGGCGAGGGGGACACCGGACTGTACAGCACAGTGAAAACCGCGATATCGAAAGACACAGGATGGAATCCGGAATATTCTCACATGTACCATGTGTGGATAAACGGGGAGCGGGTCTTTGTGACGCCCAGCGAAAGAGCCGCACGGGATTTGTACTGGACACGTACACAAGGCTATACGCGGCCCTTGAGGCCGATGTATACACGAGGATTCTGATTATCGCAGCCTGTTGGCCGTCGTAGCTCAGCTTGGCAGAGCAGCCACCTGTTATGATTGGCAGGTCCCGGGTTCAAGTCCCGGAGGCGGCTCCAGATATTCGCCCCGTCAGCGCAAAAGGACCGACCGCAAGGGAACGCGCAAAAATCCCGCTTACAAGCCGAAGTGAAACCCAGCAGAAAGGAGGGTTATCCGTGGCAAGCGAAAAGGGTTATATTGGCCGTATTTCCAGCAACGGCAGCCAGATCGTCGACGCGCCGAACCAGGTCAAGAAGACCGGCAAGGGGAAGGTGACCGTCGGCACCGATCTCCGCGAAGGCGGCGGCAAGACCAAGAAGGATAAGTGATCCCCTACGAAGGCCCGTGGAAGACGGAGTCTTAAAACGCAATAAACGCGCAAAAATTATCCGCTCGCCCGGCGCAAAAGGGCACAGGAGGAATCATGGATAACATCAACACAGTCACCAACCCGGATCAGACCCAGGTCGAAGAAGCTCTGACGCCCGATGAACGCATGACGGGGAACGCCGGCGCTGTCGATGCAGCGCCCGCAGCGGCGCCCGCGGGAGGTCAGGCCGCGCATGATGGCGGCCAGGAAACGCCGGAAGGCGCCGGCTCGGAAAAGCAGAAGCCTGAGCAGAGCCTTGAGGAAAGAGCTCGGAATGCGGAAGCCCGGCGGCTCCGCGAACGGGAGCAGAGGGCTTTCGAGCGGGCCTACAGGCAGGCCAGGGAAGAAGCCAGCGCCGTGATCAGGAGCATCGGCATGGCGAATCCCGACACCAACGCGGCCATTCAGAACCTGGACGAGCTGGAAACCTACGCGGACGAACTGAGCAAGGCACGGCTTGCCTTGGGCCAGGCGAACGAGGACGACATCCGGCGGGTCACCAGACAGGTGATCCGCGAAGAGAGAGGACAGACAGCCCCTCCGACGCCGAAGGCTTCGCGGGGCGCGCCGGAGGATGATCCCGTGATCCGGGACGAGCTGGCTCAGATCCGCAGCATGGATCCTGAAATGAAGGACCTGCCGACTATCCTTCGGAGCGAGGCGGGACCACGCTTCCGTGCATATGTCGCCCGGGGTATGACCTTCTTGGAGGCGTATACCCTGGCGGCGCAGGATCGGATCCAGACCATCGCAGCCAACCGCAAGGCGGCCAAGGGCGGAGGCAAAGGACACCTGACCCCGACGCAGCAGCGAGGCGAAGGCGCGATCGACGTGCCGCCCGAGGTTATGGCGCAGTTCCACGCCATCGTTCCTGACGCGACTGACGAAGCTATCCGAAAGTATTACGCGGCCGACAGAAAGCGCTTCGGCCGCTGAGGGCCCCGGCCAAGGGGCCGGAAAGGACACAAGTATGCGCGGTTTTATCCCTTATCAGAACGAAGACGGGCGGGTGCCCCCCTGGGAGTATCTGCCCTGCGGCGCGATCACGCCGAAGCAGGGCATGGCGCTTTACCAGTCCAGCGGCAATCTGGCGATCGCCACGGGCACCACGAAGCCCACCTACATCTCCATGGTGGAGAAGAGCGCCGCCTGCACGGCGGGCGATCTGATCCCGGTCATCAAGGTACAGCCGGATCAGATTTTCGAGTGCACCAATTCCGCCAGTCTGAGCGGCGTTCCCATCGGCAGCAAGGTGACGCTCCATGCCTCCAACGGCCTGCAGATCACAGGCACCACCAGCTCCGGCGTGGCCAGCATCGTCGCCAAGGATGGGGACGCCAGCGGCAGCCGCTGCCTGGTCCGCTTTGACTGATCCGGAAAGGAGGAACTGAGACATGGCAAACATCACGTTTTCTGAGGGCAGCGGCGTCAACAACAGCATTTTCGGGAATTCCCAGTCCGCGATCCGCATGATCATTGAGCAGCGGGGCGAGGCCTTTGAGGCGCAGAGCGTCATCAAGAAGGTTTTCAAGCAGGACAAGTCCACGCACTGGGGCGAGAAGTACACCAGCCTCACCGCCATGGAGGGTTTCCAGGTGACCGGTGAAAACGGCGCCTATCCCACCGACGGCCAGGAGGAGGGCTTCGCAAAAGTGCTGGAGGCCGTTACCTGGAAGGATTCCTTCAGCCTCAGCCGTGAAATGGTCGAGGATGCGAAGTCCGTCGACCTGCACAAGAAGCCCGCAGCCTTCATCACCGCCTACCACCGCACCCGGGAGAAGCTGGGCGCGGCCCTGCTGGGCGGCGCCATCCGCGGGGAGAGCTCTGTCGTCTACGCGGGCGGCAGCTTCAACCTCAAGAGCGCCGACGGGCAGAATCTCTTTTATTCCGCCCATCCCGCCAAGGTCAGCGGTGCGGCGCAGTGCAATCTTTTCTCCGATGCGTTCAGCTCCGATGCCCTGGGCATGCTGGAGGTCGTCATGCAGAATACCCGCGGCGACAACAACGAGATCCTGGACGTCGCCCCGGACACCATCCTGATCCCCAACATCCATTCGTTGAAGAAATCCGTCTTCGCGGCCGTCGGCGCGGACAAGGACCCGGAGACCGCCAACAACGGCTTCAACTACCAGTTCGGGCGCTGGAACATTTTCGTGTGGTCCTACCTGAACCAGTTCATCACCAGCGGGACGGCCCCCTGGATCCTGATGGATTCCCGCTACAACGAAGAATACGGCAGCCTGATCTGGCTGGACCGCACCTCTCTGGACGTTCGCAGCACCGTGGACGAGAACACCGACGCCAACGTGTGGCGCGGCTACGCCCGCTTCACCGCCGGCTTCCATGACTGGAGGGGGATTGCGTGCGCCGGCGTTGCCGGGGCTACCGACCTCTCCTGATAGGAGGGCGGTATCATGGAAGGATACACAAGATTCTCCAAGCTGGCCGCTGACGAGTTTAAAGGCCTGCTGAACGGCCTCCTGAAGGCCACCAGCATCACCAAGAACGCCAACTACACGCTGGCGGACAACGAGAAGACCACATACATCGGGATCACCCTCTCCGCCGGCAGCAAGACCGTCACCTTGGGCTTGCCTGACGGTACGGCTGCCATCGTCGTGAACGAAGGCTCGACCAATGCCTTTACGCTGAAGAACGTCTCCGGGGATTCCGGGACCTCTGTCGCGGCCGGAAAGGCCTACCTTGTGCGGTCCAGCTCCACCGCCAACGGCAGCAAGGTCACCCTGCTGAACGACGGTACCTGAGAGGGGGCCGGGGAATGCTAAGTCAGATCGACGGTACGTGGTACTGTAAATCTACGGACACCAAACCGACCGGTATTGCGACAAACGGTCAGCATCTGGTGGAGATGGACACGGGGAAGATCTACTTCTTCGACGCCGACGGAGCCGCAGGAAGCGAATGGATCGAGTGGGTCCCGGCCTCCGGCGGCGGAGAGTAAGGAGGTCGGCATGAAGACATGAAGAAGATGCCGGATTGGCTCATTCGGGCCGTTAAGACCTTCGTGCAGGCGTTCTTCGGCGTCCTGGTACCGGAGGTCATCGCGATCCTCCAGCACGGCTGGCCGGACAGCTGGAATGCCCTTTGGGGGTACCTGGCTCCGGTGGTCGCTGCGGCGCTGGCTGCGGCCATAAGCGCTGTGTGGAATATCCTGCTGGAACGGATGAGAGGAGGCGGGACGGTTGAACTGGGTCGCTGACATCATCATCGGGGTCCTGGCCCTGATCGGCACACTGGGCGGGGCCTACTTCGCCAACAAGAAGACCACCGCCCTGGTGATCTACCGGCTCCAGGAGCTGGAGAAAAAGGTGGATAAGCACAACCAGGTGATCGAGCGTACATACGCGCTGGAAGAACGAGCCGGCCTGCTGGAAGAGCGGGTGAAGGTCGCCAATCACCGGATCGACGATCTGGAGAAGAAATGACGCGAAGGGGAGGGTGAAAAAACGTCCTCCCCTTTTGCTTTATCGACAGAGGATAAGGAGGCAAAGCATGCCTGACCTCGTAAAAGAATGGAAAAAGCAGCATCCTTATCTTGCGATGCTGGAAGAAACGTTCTATGAAGAGGAAGAAAAAGAGCGCAAGAAAAAAGAGGAAGAGGAAAAGAAAAAGCGGGAGCAGCAGGAGAGAAACGCCGCCAGCGCGGGGGAAGTCGTGGACCTGGTGAAAGGCTTTTCCGGTGCGGGCGGATCCACCCCGCCTACGCCGCAAAGCACCGCCTCGGGGAGCAAGAGTGGATCTGCCGCCGGAAGTGACGCAGGCCGAGGGTCCACCCCGTCCTTTGTACAGGCATATCAGGATACCGCGACCAGAGGGCGGGGCGACGCCACCATGAATCTGGTCAAGGGGATGGAGGAGACGCTGCAGCGGAGGAAGGAGGCAGAGACGCCTGCGGCGACCAAAACGATCACACTGCCCAGCGTCGCTGAAATCCGAAGCAGAGCCGTCGGAACATCTTCCGGAAACCGCGGCGTCGACCGGCTGAACAGCTTGTTGGCGACTGCCGGCGATGAACCTGCAAACGCAGCCAGCAAAGCCGCGTTGCGGGAGTTCCAGGAGACTGGCAGCACCGTATACGGCGGGAAGCGCTATACGCTTCCGGTTACCCGGTTTCAGGCGAAGCAAAACCAGGAGATCGCCGACGCCATCCGTGACATGGGACAGATCGGGCTCTACCTGCGGGAAACGGAGCCGAGGACCGTGACAGAGGCCGAGGTGCGCGGCGCAAAGACGGCGGCAAAGGAAACCTGGTGGGACAAGCTCGGGAACGCGCTGAACCTCAGCGCCATGCAAAACGCGACGAACTACGGCGTCAACCTGCCCCAAGGGCAGACCGCAGCCGTGGACGAAGCGCAAAGGCGGTATGGGCAGAGCAGGACGGACTACGCGGCAGCGGTGGAGAGCCGGGACGCGCTGGCAAGGCTGTATACCCAACAGCAGGCAGAAGCCGCGATGCGGGAAGCACAGCGGCAGCCGGATTTTTACCAAAATAGTCGGGGCAACGCGGAACTTGCCGCCAGCATGGCCGGGAGCACAGACCATAAGGCGCAGGAATACGCTCAGATTTTCTATCGCAAAGACGACAGCAGGGCAAAGGAAATGCAGTCCCAATATACCGGCTTTGGCAAGGCAATGATGGCTGACGACTTTGCGGCGCAGGAGCGCAATCCCTACAAGACCGGCTCGGAGCTGACGTTTATCAACGACCTGGAAGCCGCCAACTACTTCTACATTTGGAATACGCAAGGGGCAGACGCTGCCAGCGCCTACATCGAAACCATCCGGCCCACGCTCAACGCGCGGCGGGACCGGTCGATGGCGCGGGAAAGCCGGGCATATGCGCAGAATAATCCCGTGGGGGCGAGCGTCTATTCCGTGGCGGCGAATCAATTTGGCCTGCTGGGCGTGATTGATCTGACCGTCCAAAACGCGCAGATGCTCTTCGGGGGCAAAACGACGCCAATCGACTACAACACAGCGGCGCAGGACCTGGGAAAGCAGGCTCAACGAATCCGAGGACAGGTGTCATCGGACATCGCTCAGAAGTCGAAGAACAAGGCCGCGGAGAAGGGCAAGGAAGCGGCTACGCTTTTCGGGACGAACGCCAGCGCATTTTTGTACAACTCACTCATGAGCATGGCGGACAGCTCCGTGGGTATCGTGCTCAATACGTTTGGGGTGCCGGAGGCGTTTACGCTCTCCCTGATGGCAGGAAGCGCGGCGCAACAAGCCGTTTACGACGCCAAGGAGCGGGGGGCCTCCGACGGGCAGGCGCTGCTTTACGGCTACGCCGCGGGCGCGGCGGAATACGCCTTTGAGAAGATCAGCCTGGACCATTTTACAGAAGCATTTGTGGAGAAGACCGGGCAGACCATCGGCGAAAAGGTGGCGTCGAAATGGTTTGACGGAAACATGCAGAAAATCGCCGCGTGGATCGCCGACGGACTGATTCAGGGCGGCGTTGAGGCGAGCGAAGAAACCTTCACATCCCTGGCCAACACCCTCAGCGACGCCTGGATCATGGCGGACAAGCGGGAGATCACAAAGAACATCGAGGCGAATATGCAGGCGCTCCGGCAGGAGCACCCGGACTGGACCGAAGACGAAATCGAGAAAGAGGCAACCAAGGCCGCTGTGACCGGTTTTTGGAACGGCCTGGCGCTGGACGCCGCCGGGGGCCTGATTTCCGGCGGGGTGATGGGCCTGGCCGGTGGCGGGGTGCGGCTGGGCGTCGATTCGATGGCCGGGACCGGAAAAAATATCCGGGCAGGGCGGCAGACGACGGCACTGCAGAACGCAGCGGCGAACGCGGCAGAAAATCGGGAACAGACGCCGCCCGTGCCGGGGCAGGCTGAACCGGCGGAGACACCGCCGGCACCGCCGGCGCCTCAGCGGGCGGCAGAGGCGGCCGAGAGAAAGCCGTTTACGCTGCCGACGCTGCCCCAGCGGGTTGCAGGGAACAACGGAAAAGCCATCCTGTCCGAACCGGGGAAAATCAAAGAACAGTTCAAAAACGATCTTGATCTGTGGATGGAGAACACGACGCCGGAACAAAGGATCAACGACGGTGGGCGGTTCCTGATCGGACACACCTCAGAGCAACTGCGTCAGGCAAATGTGGATGATTATGACATCTACTTCGGGAAAAGCAAGATTGCGCGAATCCTGATGAATATCGAAATGACGCCGCAGATCATCAAAGAAGTTGCTGACGTTGTTGAAAACCCCGTAGTAGTCATGGATTCCAAAACCGTGCCCGGCGCTATTACCATGTTCGGAGACTCGCAAACAGCAAACGGAAAGCCGGTCATGGTATCCATGCTGCTGCATCCAACGACCAAAACCGGAGAAATCCTTGATTACGGGGTGGTAACGAGCGCTTACGGCAGGAGAAAAAGCAACGCACAGAACCTGATCGATTCCTCGAACATTCGGTACATCGACCCGGATACAAAAAGAACCGGCGAGTGGATGAAGACACTCGGGCTACAATTGCCGTCAGCATCATCCGTCACCGGCGAAAGCAATGTACCACAGGGCGGCGGGGCTGTCAATACCTTGCCGCTGCCGCCGATCCCGAAACGGACAAACACCTCCGGAATAGAGCTTCCGGGGATCAGAACAAAGGAGGACACGCAGAATGGAGAACAGGCTCAGACTGCCGCCGCTGCCGAAAGGAGCTTCCGGGAGCGGGCGCGAGAGCTCGCAGGGCAGAATGCTGACGGAGGTGAACGGCATTCCCGTTTGGGTCAATGGCTCGAAGATCTCCGGAGCCGCAGAAGCTCGGAAGAGCGGGTCGCAGAGCAGCGACGCGAAAGCGCTCGCCTCAAGAATGAAGCGGCTTCTGGGAATCTGACGGCGATCACCGGCGCGGAAGCCGGCATTACGGACGGCAGCGACGAACAGACGGCCTTCCTTATGCCGGAGCGCCTGATGAGCGACGCCCAGAAGGAAGCGGTCCGGCGCTATGCGGAGCAGGGGACCCGGCTGCAATTCATCATCGGCCAGTTGGGTACTACGTCCACCTCCAGGCGGGGCGATCCGATCTCGGTCCGCGCTTTCATCTCCGACAACGGGAATATTTATGTGCAGGCGGACCACAGCCGCCTGAGCTGGGAGCAGCTGCTGGACCATGAGGAGCTGCACCGGGAGATCCGGAACAACCCGGCGCTGCGGCAGAAGATCATGGATGCGCTGCTGTCGGACAAGCGGGTGGCCCCGTGGCTCTCGGAGATCCTCGACCGCTACGCCGAAGCCTATGACGAAATGGGCGTGACGGACGAGAACGAAGTCATTGACGAGATGCTGGCGGATTACCGCGCCGGCTTCGACATGCTGGACGTGGCGGGCAAGACCGCCGTGGAGCGCCTGGGCGACTACCGGACCAAGGCGGCGGCGCGGGAGGCCATCCGCGGCGCGGAGCAGGAGACGGGGAGCGAGGGCGGGACACAGCGAGGAGCGGAGCGGTACAGCCGGGAGGTTGAACGTGAATTCCAGCGCGACTTTACCGGCGAAATTAGAACAGCAAGAGGAGTCAGACTGAGTAAAGATGAATATAGTGCGGTCTCTCATGCGCTTAAAACAGGCTACGGTCAACTATCAACCGAAGGAGATTCAGGGGTAGTCAACACGAAGGATTTCTGTTACTATTATGGTGTAAACGAAGATGGCAGCGTGACAGTTTACAAAAGAATCCGACATGAAGCCTTGAATCGGTATCAGTCAGTGGTGGAGGCTAAGTATGGCAAAAACAGAAACAGCGGAACGTCTGACGGATCTGAACATGAAAGCGGGGATGGATCAGAGGGACGCGCTGATCGTGTTGGTAGCGTTGGACGAGGAGAGCGATATGCAGCAGATGATTCGGTGGATCGAGGAGAACGATCCGGCGCCGAAGGATATTCTGAAGAAAACGCGGGAGATTTCAGCTATGTCGAGAGGGTGAATAAAAACGCCCGTACGACCTATACTCAGCGAATCCCTAACGGAAACAGCCAAAACACGGGAAGCTCTGGCGAAGGCAACCGCTCTATCGAGATCGACCCGGAGGAGGCGGCGCTTTACCGGCCGGAGGCCATCGCGAGGCGGCAGGCCCAGGGACGCAAGCGCAATCCCTTCCGGGAGAGAAAGGTCTCCCGCGTCCGCAGCAACACCTATGAAGAATCCGGCCTTTTCAACGAGGTCGAAGCCCAGATGGACGAGGCGGACCCCAGCAACTACGAATACGATCCCATCAGCGAGAAGCGCAGCATGAACGAAGCCCGGAGCCGCCTCAAGGCGGACTTCGACGGCGAGGTCAGCCGGCTTTCCGACGCGGATCACGCCTGGGGCGGCAGCGACCTGGACACCGCCATGGGCATCCTGCACCGCTACCGCTCGGAAGGGCGGGCCACCGGCGATTACACCGACTTCTGGAACTGGTCGAAGGTCATCCAGGAGAAGGGCACAAAGGGCGGCCAGTTCATCCAGGCTTTCGCAAAGTACACCAGGACCGGCACCGGCCAGGCGCAGAAAGCGGCGGAAGCTCTTCGGAAGCAGTACGCCCTGAATCCGGCCCAGCAGAAGCGGGTGGACGAACACAAGGCCCGGCTGCTGAACGGGATCGAGGAGGACGCCCAGGGTGCGGCGGACGGTGCCCTGCAGCAGGCCAAGGGGCAGCGGCAGGGAAGACGGAAGGCCAAGCCCGGCGAAGTGCAGCGAATGGAAGACGCCGAGCACCTGATCCGGGAGATCTACGGCATCTTCAACCGGCGGCAGCAGAATCACGGCGCGCCGGTGGGCAGTTGGATCGACATGACCGGCGAGGAGCTGGCCAAGCGGATCGCCAGCCGCTTCAACACAAGGACCACGCCGCAGCGGACCACCATGCAGACCATCCTCAGCGACCTGGTGGGTTTCGCGGAGGAGCACGCCCTCCCGGAGCGGCAGCGGGCCGAGGGCGAGCGGCGAACCGCCATCGACACCATCACGGACTACCTCAGCAACCGTGACGCCTACGGGGCCGCCTGGGCCCAGGCGCAGGCCGTCCTTCGGGCGCAGTACGCCCAGGATCAGGAGAAGCTGGACGCCCTGGAGGGCTTCCTGGGGGCCACCATCGCCTATAACGCCGAGGGGACAGACCGCACCATGCTGGACGCCATCCTCCAGAGCGCCGACGTGCTGGGCATCAGCGAGAAGCGCATCCTGGAGCTGGCAAGCGCCGGCGTGACGGAAAGCACCGTCGAGCGCATCGGCGACGAGCTGGTCAGCCAGGTCCGGGACCGCATGGGCGAGGACTGGCAGGAGGAATTCGGGCAGCAGCTCAGGGACGCCGTGCGGCGGCACGTTACCGGCATCGCCCTCAGTGAAAGCACCTCCGAACAGGCGCAGCGGTTGGGCAGGCTGGAAACGGCGGCGGCCCGGGAGCTGGACATTGACCTGCAGAAGCTGCTGACCGAGAGCCGCCTGACGAAGCAGGACGCATCCCGCCGGGTGGCGGACTACCTCATCCGGGAGCTGGGCATCCCCGCGCCGGATGCGGCCGTCGCCGGACAGCGCATCGGTGAATCCTTCATGGACGAGCTGGCGGCGCGGGCGGACCGGCGGTTGGGGCAGATGTTCGGGGAGAAGACGCCCAAGGCCAGGGAACAGCGGGACAAGCTGTTGGACCTCCTGCGGCTGGGGGGCTTCACCAACGCAAACATAGAGGACGCCGTGGCCGACGCGCTGGGCATCGGCAAGCTGAGCCGGGAGGAGCAGCGGCGGATCACCGGCGACATGGCCAGATTCGGCGAAACGCTGGACGCCATGATGGACGACGACCTGGACGGGCTGCGGCAGCTGATTCGGGAGCAGGCGGCGGTGAGGCGGACGAAGCTCAGCCGGATGAGTGAAAAGATCCTGGACGGAACCACGGACTTTGAGTATCTCAAGGACTTCGCTATGGCCCAGCTGGCCAGCATCGCGGGAGACTATGCGCCTCGGTCTACAGGTGAAAAGATCAGCACCTATCAGACCATCAGCCATCTGCTGAACACGCGGACAGCCCTACGGAATGTGACCAGCAACCAGATCTTTGACCTGATCGACAGTGCTGCAAACAACGTGTCTATGCTTCCGGACATGGTGCTGGGCCTCATGACAGGGAAGCGCACCGTGGGCCTTAACAAATCCTGGGCCAGCCGGCAGAAGCGGCAGGGAGCCGTTCAGGGAGCCAGGAGAAACCTTCTGGAGGTCAACCTGGACGTAGGCGTGGACGACCGGCAGAAATCCAAATACGGAACCGCCGGACGGCGTACCTGGAACCTCGCCAACTCCAATACTGCGGGAAAGATCATGTCTCACCTGGAAGAGGTTCTCGGCTATGAGTTGAATACCACCGACGAACTCCACAAGGGGTCCGTCATGGGAGAGACGCTGGAGAGCCTGGCGCGGTTCGTAGATCGCGGAGATATGACGCTGGAGGAGGCACAGGACTTCGCCACCGAAATGGCGCTGTATCGTTCCTTCCAGGACGATTCCATGATCGGGACGATGCTCTCCGCCATTAAGGACGCCCTCAATATCGCGGGCGTAGGCGAGAAGAACGGCAAGAAGGTCAAGGGGAAGAGCGTCCACGACTTCGGTCTGGGCGACTTCATGACGAAGTACACGCAGGTCCCTGGAGCGCTGGTGCATCGGGCCATTGAATTCTCCCCGCTGGGGTACGTCAAGGCACTATATAACCTCGGGCAGCTTGCAACCCAGAATCGCAGGGGCGAGAATACCAATGCCGCGCAGCGAAAGGCGGCGCTCGCCTTCGGCAGAGCGACCACAGGCTGGGGCCTTCTCGCAGCACTGACGGCGTTGGTGAAAAAAGGACTGATTCGCCGGGACGACAAGGAGGACAAGAATGCCAAGGCCGCACACCAGGCGCAGGGCCTCAGCGGGACACAGTTTAACCTGACGGCGGTAGGGCGCTGGATCAACGGAGAAAGCACAGAGCCGCAGGACGGCGATGTTCTCATGGACGTCAATTTCCTGGAGCCACTGGATGCACTCATGGGGCTTGCCGCACTGGTGGCAGAGGACGATGACCGGAGCGTAAAGAGCCTCATGAACGACAGCATTACCGCCGTTTGGGAGAGCGTCAGCTCTCTGAGCATGATGCAGACCCTTCGGGACTGCTACCAGGTTTATCAGTATTACGACGAGAATGACAAGGACCATCCGCTGATCAACCAGTTGCTCCTGGAGATCGCGTCCAGCTCCATGAGCGGATTCGTTCCCTCCCCGCTGAGGCAGCTTGCCCAGGCGACGGATACGACCTACCGCGACCAGTACCGCAGCAAGGACGTCAACGACCAGATTAAGGCCAAGTTCATGAACAGTATTCCCGCCCTTCGGCAGCGGCTTGCGCCGAAGATCACACCCTTGGGCGAGGATCGGAAATACGAAAATACCGCTCTGAATGCTCTGAATGCCACACTCGCCCCCGGCAACATCAGTATATACAAATCTGATAAGATCGTGGATGAGCTGGACAGGGTATACGGCGAGACCGGGGACGCAAAGATCTGGCCGGAACGGAATGCGCCTTACAGCGTCTCCGTGGGAGAGGACAAGTACACCTTGACGCCGGATGAGCGGACGCAGTACCAGCGGACACGCGGGCAGACCACTGACGCCCTGATGCGGGAAGTGATGAAGACCGACGAGTATCAGTCGATGGACCCCGTTGCGCAGGCAGAGGAGCTGAACTGGCTCGGGAACTATGCCAACTACCTCGCCAAGCAGGAAATGCTGGCCGGGCGCGGCGTGGAGTACAGCAGCGCGGCCTACGAGAAAGTCAATTCGGCTGTGGAGGCCGGGATCAGCATTCCGACATACCGCGCCTACAAGGCCGCGGCCAGTAAGATGACCGCCGATGGTGTCCAGGGGGGCAAAAAAGCAAAGGTGGTCGACTACATCGCCGGGCTGGACCTGACAAAGGATCAGAAAGACTGGCTCTACCGTGACGCCGGCTATGCCGAGAGTGGAATCGACGATACTCCCTGGCATAAGAGCGGAGGCGGCGGCGGGGGAGGTCAAAAGGACTATGCTCCGGCGCAGATCAGGACGCTGCGGCTGCCGGAGATCCCCAAGGCGAACACCGCCGAGGCCAGGAGCGGACGCACAAGCAAGCTCAGGTTGCCGGAGATCCCCCGGGCGGGGAAGACGGAAGTAAAGCGCGGCGGGTTGACGCTGCCTTCGGCAAAGATCCAGCGCAGAAACGGGATCATTCTGCCGAAGAAACCGTAGTAGAATACCCTGGCGGGGCAATCCGCCAGGGTGTTTGGTGAAATTGTGGATTGTAGCTTATTGGGGTCCGGACCTCCCGACTCCAATAGGCTACAATTTTTCTATATGAAAACGCGGTAGGTGATGGAGAGCGTCTGCGCTTGCTTGTCCCAGGTGCAGCGCTCGAAGAGGTCCTTGACGGCGACGTTCTTGTCGTTCAGGGATTCGTCGGTGGATTCCAGAATGGCCAAGGCGCGGAGGATGCTCAGGCGGAGCGCTGCCTTCGCGGCGACAGGGTCGACACGGGCTTCCAGCTCACTGATCCGCGCGGCGATCTTCTCCTGCTGGGCGTCGATGTCCGCTTTATAGCGGCGGTAATCATCCAGGGTGTCGATGCCGGCGGCGTAAGCATCCCTGACACGGGCCAGCTTCTGCCCGTAGAGCTCGGACTGACGGCGGAGAGAACGGAGCTCCTGTTCCGTTTCGTCGCTTTGTACCACCTTGTAGTTCACGACGGAGGCAGAGACATCGGAGCGGAGACGGTCCAGCACAGTCTCATGCAGAACGTCGGCGCGGATACTCTGGCGGGAGGGGCACTTTGCTTTCGTGTAGCCATTGCAGACGAAATAACATGGCTTCTGGAAAACCAGAGTGGAGCCGCAGTCGGCGCAGCGGACGACGCCGCCCATCCAGTCTTTCAGCTCGAAGGAGGGGCGGGCCTTGGGCCGGTAGCGCTCTGAGGCACGGGCAATGAGCTTCTGCGCCGCCTCGAAGTCCTCGCGGCTGATCAGCGGCTCATGATCGCCGGGGACAAGGAGAGAATCCGGATTTGAGAAATTGCGCCTGGTGCGGCCCGTGGGCGTCCAGCGGTTCAGACCGATGTATACCGGATTCTGAATCCAATAATTGATCGTCCGGTTTTCGATCAGGCCGCCGCGGTGGGTGCGGACGCCCCGGGTATTCAGCGCTTCGACGATCTGCCAGACGGGATCGCCGGCCAGGTAGCGGCGGAAGACCTCGCGGATGATCGGGGCCTCCACCTCGTCCGGGACCATAAAGGGCCCGTCCTTGGCCTCATTCTTCCGATAGCCGAAGGGCGGGGAGGTCTGCCGGACGCCCTTTTCCGCGTTCAGCGTCATGCTCCGCTTGACCTCTCCGGCCAGACGGATGCTGTAATACTCGTCCATCCATTCGATGATGCGCTCGATCAGGCTGCCGAAGGGACCGTCAATGATCGGCTCGGAGACGGAGATCACGTCCACGCCCACGCGCTGGAGCATCGCCTTGTATACGATGCTCTCCTCCTGGGAGCGGGCGAAGCGGGAGAACTTCCAAACCAGGATCGCGTCAAAGGGGTGATCCTGGCTCTTGGCGCGGGCGACCAGCTCCTGGAACTGCGGGCGCTTCGCGGCACTGCGGCCGGAGATCCCCTTGTCCTGGTAAATGAACTGATCCGGGATCATGTAGCCGCTTTTCTCCGCCCAGGCGCGGATGGTGGCCAGCTGGGATTCCGGGGAGACCTCCACCTGATCCTCCGTGCTGACCCGGATATAGACGGCGGCGAGCCTGGTGAAATTGGATTCAGTCATGGGCGGGCCTCCTGGATTATTCCATAGTCAAAAACTGAAGAAGGAAAGATTATTTGCCGGAAAGGGAATAATAAGTAGCAAAGCGACAAATTTATATCACTTTCCTGATTGACAAGCGCCTGCCTTTCTGATAGCATTTGTGCTATCAAGGGCGGCGGAGGAAAGAGGTTAGTGTACGAGATTGAGATCTACCAGACAGAGAGCGGAAGAAGCCCTGTGTATGAGTATCTGAAATACTTGGCCAGAAATAACCTGCAAGATGATATCACCAGGATAAAATACTGTGAAAGGCTACTGGCAGAGTATGGTATGCAGGTCAATGAAGTCCGAAACCATACAATTCGACAGCTCCGGGATGATATCTATGAGTTGAGGCCGGGGAAGCACAGAGTTTTCTTTTTCTATTTTACGGGAAAGCGCTTTGTCTTGCTTCACGCATAT